AGGCCAATAAGTTAGCCGCCGATACTGGAATAAAGGCACCCAAACATTCTCCGCATCGCACCGAACTAGGTGAGAAGTGGGCCAAGTCAGTCGGAGGCGATATGCCACCACGAGCACACTATGAGGAGTGGTGATGAGTAACAGAAACTTATCTAAACCACTCTTTCATGGGACAACAGCAAATTTAAAAGAGGGCGACATAATAAAGCCTTCCAAAGATTACTTCAGTGATGCAAAAGTCGCATTTGCCACCGACCAGTACCCAGAGGCCTACTCGTATGCACATGCACGAGCAAAAAGTAGAGGGGCGTTATTCGGCTCAGTATACGAGGTAGAACCATTAGAAGGAGATAAGACCTTACAGAAGAAGAAATCCTTAACTGGTAGTGACCAACGCAGAAAGTCCGTACGCACATCAGAAAAAGGTTTTCGTGTAGTAAGACATGTTGGGTGGTCTAAATGACTAGCCCACTATCTAATGAGTTGTTCCATGGAACTACAGCAAGTATTCCTGTAGGGGGCATTATTGAAGATAGAGGAAGCGGTGCTTGGGCGGCTAAAGGATGGGGAGAGGCATCTAAATACGCTAGTCCAAGTTTTAGGACTGACCCAAGTAGTCAACCAGCCTTGTTTAACCCTGTTTATACCGTTGAACCAGTAGACCATAAAGAAGTCGAAGAGTATTCAAAACAACGGGGTGTTCCTAGTGACGTCCGTGTATCTAAAAAAGGTTTTCGTGTAACTGGAATTCATAGTTGGGTGTCAAAATGAGCGCCCCTCTATCAGGACCGTTATTTCACGGCACTATCGAGACTCTGCCAGAAGGTGGAGAAATCAAGCCACGTGACAAGGGTGATGTTGCATGGGCAACAGGACGACTCGATTATGCAGTCAAGCATGCCGAAGAACGTGTACGAACTGGCTTTGGTGCTAAGTCTGGTGGCGAGTGGCCAGTTCATCATGGCAACATCTATGAAGTAGAACCAATCGACCCCAAGAGCGTTCATCACAACGAATCACATCCAGACCCAGATGCATACTATTCAACAACTGGCTTTAGAGTAAAGCGCCAAGTGGCATCTGCTATCGGCCCACAAGAGGACCGTGAAGTTATCAAGAAGCGATTTAAGACTTTCGACCCAAATAAAGAAAGTTATGTAGAACGTGGCAGGGAACGTTTCGAATGAGCAATCTTGGCAAACAATTCGTTCTCTATCATCGCACTGACCCTAATACTGCTGGCAAGATAGTAGAGTCTAAGAAGTTAAAGCCATCAAAGAGTGAAGACCAGGTATTCCTATCGACAAAACTTCACGGGGGCGCAAAACCTTTCGGGCGTTCTGTCGTTGAAGTAAGTGTTGACCCTAGAGCAAAGTTTACGAATATGTCTGCTAACCCAGATGTTCACGAAGATGAGTCTTGGTATGGTGTCGAGCCGCGCCACGTGCAAGTCTTAAGAGCATGGACAGAACTGTGACCTGTCGTCACGTGTATGAATATGTCGGGGCGGCAATATGTCCCGCGTGCGGGCGCGACACGCATGAGCCAGATAGAGAACTACATCATAAGTTATTCACTGAGCACTACGAGCAGGGGCGCCACCTGTCCTACAAGTGTCCTGTTGAGGGCGGCACCATACGTGGCTGGTGGAGCATATGAGTAACTTGAACCCACAACAGTTTTTGTATCACGTCTCTCCTAAATACAATAAAGAAGACATTATTCATCAGGGGCTTGACCCATACCAAGACCAGAATGAATGGGGTTCACGAGTGCGCCGCCGTGTCTACATGGCTCCATCTGAAGAAGACGCTATTAAATGGTCAAGAGAAGTAGAATTGACCCATAACGAACCTACCAAAATGTCATTGTTCAAAGTAGATGTTTCTGGACTTAGACCAAGACGACGCAAGACTGATATTGGTCTACACGAATACTCAGTACCCCATGAAATTGAGGCAAGTCGTGTACAGCATATCAAGGACTTTAGTCCAGATGAAGAGATGTGGAAACAATGAAGAAGTCACCTAACCCTGCCAAGGTCAAGAAGGTCCAGGAGTTGAGGCGTTCTAATGCTGCTACCCCTATACCCTCTAAAAAGGTCTATACAAGGAAGAAAAAGCATTCAAAGGGCGCAAATAGGACATCCCTTTAGGCTCAAGCCCTAGTTGACCCCTTTGGTATCCTTGGGTCCTGGAGGCGAAGGGGAGACCATGACAACAATCATTGGCGTTCAGTACGAAGACCACTGCCTATTTATGGCAGATAACCAAGTTACATTAGATGGTGGTCGTCGTTATAAGCACCCCGATATGAAAAAGATTAGCAAGGTAGGCGAATACCTTGTTGCAGGCTCTGGTGAGGTTGCTCCTTGCGATATTGCACAACACCTATGGACGCCACCTGTCATGTCTGCCAAAGACCGCAAAGATACATATCATTTTGTTATTGCTAAACTAATGCCGTCATTACGAAAGTGTTTAATAGATAATGGCTACGACTTTGATGAGGGCAAAGCAGACGGCAAGTCAGGTGAAAGCAGATTTAATCTACTGATTGCTGCCAATGGTCAGATATTCGACATTGCAGACGATATGTCTGTCTGTATGTCTGATGCTGGCTTCTACGGTGTTGGTTCTGGTTCTCCTTATGCTTTGGGCGCTCTGTATGCTGGAGTAAAGCCAGAGAAGGCTATGACCGTTGCTGAGAAAATAGATGTTAATACTTCTGGGCCGTTTCAAAAGGAAGTCCAGTACAAGAAGTAACTTTTGTGAAATAAATCACAATGTTGTAGGGTTACATATACGGCTCGCCAAATGGGAGCCACTAAACCTAGTCTCGTCTAAGGAGAGATTATGACACCCTATGAAGTTGCAAAAAAGAAACAATATCCTACTGGCGCTACTGGCTATGGAGCACCAGAGTTTGATGACTACCGTAATCACAAGATGGTAGAAAAACCCGTAAATCCATTTGACTTAATAAATCCGTTATTACAATCTATGACTATTGGACTTAACCGTCCATTTGGTTTGCTTGAAGAATTGCGCAATGCGCCAAAGCATACGTATCCCCCATACAACATTGTAAAAGTAGATGATGATGAGACTTACATCATTGAGATTGCTGCTGCTGGGTTCTCAAAAACCGATATTGAGATTACATCCACAGACAATCAACTAGTTGTTAAGGGTTCGAAGGATGGCGATGAAGCCGATTATCTACATAAGGGCATTGCTGCTAGGACCTTTGAAAAGAGTTTTGTTTTGGCAGATGATGTCAAGATAGTTGAGGCCTCAATGACAGATGGAATCCTGTCAATACGCTTAGAACGAGAAATCCCTGAGCATAAGAAGCCAAGGACTATTAAAATCAAGTAGCCTATACAGGCTTAGAAAAAACTTAATACGCCCTACAATGGGATGTCTTTTTAGACATTGCTCCTGAGCATGAGCACGCAAAAACTGCTCACTTTCACTTTCGACACTTAGGAGACTCCTTGATTAAGAAACTATCTCTGCTTGTTGCTGCAGCACTTGCAGGTTCTTTCCTTTCAGTAGTTCCAGCATCCGCATCTGTACCGACTATTGCAGTCTCCATTAATGGAACTGCTGTGACTACTGCTGCTAATGCTGCAACTCCAGCAACTGTGACTGTTCCTGCAGACAACTCTGTAGATGCAGCAGATGCTGTTAAATTTGCTCTTACTGGCGTTGAGACAGGAACAGTGGTTTCTGTTACTGCCGTAAACGCACTAGTTATCCCTGCTCTTGCAACTGTTGCTGTACCTGTTACAGCATCTGCAGGCGCAGCAACCTGGTCTGTAAATACAGGAACAGGTACAACCGCTGAATTTTTTGTATTCACAAAGACCACAGCAGTAGGTGCTGTAACTATCGTTAACAAAGGAAACGCATTCACTTTCTACGTAAAGGGAACTGCTGGTCCTGCATACAACCTTGCATTTGCTCCAGCAGCAACTGCAAACACTACTTCAACAGTAAAGACTGTGGCTAAGGTCACAGATGCATTTGGTAATGCTGTAGCAGGAGTTACTCCTGTTGCCGCTGCTGTTAACGCAACTGTAGGAGCAATCGCTGCTACTGCTGCTGATGGAACAACTGAAGTATCAGTAACTTACCCAACAACTGCTGGTCGTTCTGCAGTTGCACTGTCTATCACAGCAACTGACGTAACTGGATTTGCTGCTGCTGTAAAGACAGCCTCCGTATTCGTTGACGTTGCTGACCTTGCAACACTAAATGCAGGTCTTGCTGCTGACCTTGCTAAAGCAAAGGCTGACCTAGAGGCTGAAAAGTCTGCACGTGCTGCAGACAAGAAGGCCGCTGATGATGCTTCTGCTAAGGCTAAGGCTGATGCAGATAAGGCTGCTGCAGATGCAAAGGCTGGTGCTGATAAAGCACTCGCTGATGCCAAGGCTCTTGCTGATAAGGCTGCTGCTGACGCTAAGGCTGCTTCAGATGCCGCACTAGTGGCTGTAAAGGCTGAGGTTGCTGCTTTGACCAAGGCTCTTGCTGACTTGAAAAAGGCCTATAACAAGATGGCTAAGAAGTTCAAGTTCCCAGCAGTTAAGTAGTACTTCAAAAATCTGATAGGCTCCTACCTCCACAAGAGGTAGGGGCCTTTATGATTGTAAGTTTAAGCAAAGAAGAAGTTCGTGCATGTGCAGATATCGCTTTGAATCGTTGGATGATGAAGTGGGGCTCTGTTGACCGCCCTAATTATGCTGGGGATAACAAGTCAAAACTAGAACCAGAGATTGCAGCCAATGTCAGAACTATTGTTGCTGAGTATGCTGTAGCCAAACTTTACAAAATGCCATTGACATTCCCGTTCTATCCAAATGAAGAACATCCATTTAGACAACACATTCCTGATGTTGGTTCAAACATTGAGGTAAAGAGCGTGAGAACACGTGATGAGATTCCAGTGTTTCCTAAAGATATTAAACCTGGTCGCCTTCTCGTGGGCGCCCGCGTACTTGACCGCGACTACTACTCAGAAGTAGAGGTGTACGGATGGCTACGAATGGAAGATGTACAACGAGATGAGTGGAAGTACGCACCAGAGGGTTCGTGGAGAATTCCACTAAATGAGTTTAATGACTCAATACCAGAGGATGTGTATGTCTAAGACACAAGATAAAAGAAAGCAGAGAAAAATAGAACACGCAGAATATATGTGGAGGCAAGCGCAGTTAAAGGCTGCTCTTGCCAAAACTGACCTTGACTTAGCAGTAGTAACTTTTAAAGATGCCATGGGAGAAATGACAGAAGAACATATAAAGGCCACCGAAGAGAAGGTCCAAGAACAGTACAAGCGCATTGAGGAATACCTCATGAGCGAAAAAGAACTCTATTTAGAACGTATGGGAATCCAACAGGACTGATAATTGTCCTGTGCTAAAACTAACCACTCTTCTCTTGGCTCTAACAGCCCTTTTAACTGGCTGTGGGTATGATGGACACTATCGCTACCCATGCCAAGACCCTGCAAATTGGGAAAACGAAGAGTGCAAGCCTCCTATTTGCACTACTAATGGAGCCTGCCCTGAAGATTTGGTAGGGTCTGACATATTCAATGGCATAACAACCACGACAGAGGAAACGGAAAATGAGTAAGACACGGTACACATCTGCAGAATTAGATGCGAGATTAAAGTTTGCCCTAGGAATTATGCTGGGCACAATTTTACTAGCAACCACTTTGGGAATCCTGTACGCACTCATTTTCGTAACTCAGCCAGTTAATGCTCAGTCTGAAAATGACAAGATGTTCTTCAATGTTCTTGGAAGCGTGGCAACATTTATAACAGGAACACTTGCTGGTCTACTAATCGGTAAGAGTGGCGCTCAAGAAATGAAAGAAGCAATGGAAAACAATGTTTCTTCTGTAACGACTGAAGAGCCTGTGGCGACTTCTCCAGAAGAAGTAGTAGCAGAGATTCAATCTGGAAAAGACAATAGCCAGATGCCTGATGAGCAGGACATCGATGAAGATTGGGACAAAGACTAATGGCAGATATGGGAACAGCAGCCAAACTTATTGAGATTGCAAAAGAAGAGATTGGCTACATCGAAGGTCCAAAAGACAACGAAACAAAGTATGGCGCCTTTACGAAGGCTAACTTTCAACCATGGTGTGGTTCATTTGTTATGTGGTGCGCTGACAAGGCTGGAGTAAAAGTTCCCAACACTGTCTACACTCCAGGTGGCGCTGCTGCGTTTAAGAAATCAGGTCGTTGGTATGACGCACAGATTTGTGACCCAGAACCTGGAGATATTGCCTATTTTGATTTTCCAGGAGATGGTGTCGATAGAATCTCACACGTAGGTATCGTTATTAAAGATAATGAAGATGGCACTGTTTGGTGTATTGAAGGAAATACTTCTGGTGACCCAAAGAAATCACAACGTAATGGTGGCGAAGTTGTAAAGAAACTTCGTGCATACAAAAAGAACAAACAGAATGTACAAATATCTATCGTAGGTTTTGGTCGTCCAAAGTTTAAAGGAGCGGCAAAGACTGAGGCTGCAGCACCTGCTGCTGAGGCTAAGGTCTGCAGTGAGTGCAAACGTCCTCTCTAAGACTTAGTTGCTGCTAATCGCTTTCCACACGAAGTACACATCGTGTAGGTAAATCCTGTGAATGGACAGGAACTATTCTCAGAGTTCTTGTGTCGACAGATGACTTGTTTTATAAGTTGTCTAATCATGGATTGACCCTAACACAACAGCATTTATAGGGCAAAATAGTGTCGTGACTCTTACAGACACCAAGGCCCCAATAACAACGTTTGACCGTTGTGATAAATGCGGTGCTCAGGCTATGGTACGAGCAACCTTGATGTCAGGACCTCTTTACTTCTGCGGTCATCATGCACGTCAGATATCGAGAGAGTTGATTTCTCAATCTATAGAGGTTTACGACCCAGATGCGGTGTTTAATTATGGCAAGCAATCTTTATAGGGTTGGAGTTGGGATGATGGGGGGTCGTACGGGCACGTATGGCCGCTACAGCATTGGTCCAAGAGTTAACGAATTAGCGCCTCAGTTTAATAAAAGCCCAAATATAGAAGAACAGCAGATGCGTCGTTTTGGTCGTAAAAAAGAATCAGGTTATACAGGCGCAGGATACTGGTATAGCAATTATCCAAATATGATTGGAGCGATGGGTTCTGGTGCTGTAACAAATGAGATTCCAAATCCTCCAAAGAAAATGAGTAAGTCAAAGAACACAGCAACTGCTGCTGACACAATGGGAATTGGTGGAACAACATTCAATGGCGCAGCAGGGGTGAGTTAAATGGATGAAATATTTGGTTCTCCAAAAATGCAAAGACAAACACTTCGAGTTAATCAACGTCGTGGAATAAAGCAACACTTTGGTTACAACGCAAACCTTGGTTATAAATCTGTTGCGAATCCAAGTGTTGTTTCTTGGAATAATCGTGGTCGTGGTGTACAAGGCGAATCAGTAAACTCACACAATCCTGCTACGTCCAAATTTATAGTGCGAAGAAACTGGAAACCAGTATAATTTAATTCTTGAGGGGTACAAGATAGAAGATTCCGAGGGGTTTCTTGAAGTTACTGCGTTCATCCGCAGCACAATCTGGGTTCTTTAGTCGTTTATCATTTTTATTGGGAGCAAGTTTTATTTATGCTCTTTTAGTGTTGACTCCTGTTCAAGCAACTGAGCCATCTCCAGAGCCGACAGCCTCTCCATCACCGAGCGAAGCATCACCTTCACCAACACAAAGTCCAGAGCCAACCCCAACCCCAAGCCCAACAGAAACCACAGAACCTGCTCCATCACCTACTCCTTCCACAAATACTTCGACTGAACCCGCTCCAAGTCCGACTCCAGAGCCAACGTCCGAGCCTTCGCAAACTTCAAGTCCTGTTCTAATATTTGAGTCTTCTCCCGCTCCTTCCGAAGGTACGACTCCCACTTCAGAATCCTCTCCATCTTCTGAGCCGAGTCCAACTCCAGAGCCCTCTGCAGAACCTTCACCTTCCGCTTCATCGGAACCCACACCAGAACAACCGCAAGAACCAGCCCAAGAACAAAACCCAACACCATCATCAGAAACTCCACCTGCAGTTACCTCCCAACCAGAACCTGTGCCAACAGTAACAGAAACAGTAACTGGTGGTGGAGACGATACTTCTTATCGCATTCCATTAGAGACTACTGTGTTATTTAATGGCGTTGAATATACGGATGTGTATGCTACAACTAATTCTGTAATTACCTTTGGTCAAGCAGATGGAACTTATTGGACTTATCCAAGTACTCCATCTATTTCTATTGAGTCTCGTGACTGGTGGGCACTTCCACAGCAGAACCCAGACATGCACTTCATCATCCGCACATCAGAGGGCGGGTTTCAAGTAGATGGTGCTTATCTTCCATTTGGTCAAATGACTGGTGAAATTACTAATATTGTTATTACCGCTCAAATACAAACTGATGGAACTGTTGCTTACACTTACACAGTTGATGGTCCGTTATACGGAGGCGAGCGCACGGGCGCGAGACTTCAAGATGGAACTGTTGTTACTTTAGAACAAGCAGGCGTTACTCAAGTTTCTCAACCTGTTGAACTGGCTCCGACTCCAGTAGAGCCCACGCCTGAGCCCGCTCCTGAGCCTCAGCCCACTCCGACTCCCACACCCACACCAGAACCACAGCCAACCCCAGAACCAACACCAGAGCCAACGCCAACCCCAGAACCAACCCCAACACCAACTCCGACACCTGAACCTACTCCCACTCCTCAGCCTGAACCTCAACCGACTCCAACACCTGAGCCAACTCCCGAACCGCAGCCACAGCCGCAGCCAGAACCGCAACCAGAGCCAGCACCGCAACCAGAACCTTCTTCACCTGTAACTCCTATTCCACCTGACCTGGTTCCAACACCTCAAATCGAGCCTCCAATTCAACCAACGACTCCTTCGGAACCACCAGTGACTGCAGAACCTGAACCTGCTCCAGAGAATCCTGAAGAACCTTCCGAAGAGGAAACACAAAATCAGGAAGAGGAGCCAACGGATGCTCCTGCAGATGACACTCAACCAGACACTCCAAACGATGCAGAGAATCCTGAAGGTCTTCCTGAATCTTCCGATAATCAACCGACAGACTCAACTGAAGAGCCTACTGATTCAGATACAGAGCCAGAGCCGACCCCCACAGAAGAAGAGTCACAATCCACATCCCCCGAAGAAACTGACGGAACCGAGGACCCTGTGGATGCACCCCCTTCTGAAGAATCAGAAGAGCCAACACCAAACAACCAAGAGCAAGAAAATCAGTCTGAAGAATCATCCTCACAGCCTACACCAGAAACTGTTATCTCAAACGCACTTGCTGATGGGAACTTGACAGCAGCAGAAGTGGCTGCTGTAGTAACAGCGATTGTTTCAAACCTTAATCCAGGCGAGGCCGTGTCCAGTGAAACTTTAAAAGAGGCTGGAATTACCTACAGTGATTTGCCACCTGAAACACCCGTCGATGTTAGAACTGATGAAGACGGCAATGCCGTTATCATTACTGCAGAAGTTGCAGCCGCTCTTGAATTAATTGAAAATCCTTCAGAATTAATTGGCGAATTATTTAATGACCCTGGTCAAGTTCTTCTTGCACTGGGAAGTATTGGCGCAGATATGTCACCAGAAGAACGCGAAGAAGCAACAAAGATGGTTGTAGCAACTGTAGTCGCTGCAGGTGCTGCTATTAACGCTGCAACAGCCGCAGCAGCCGCAGCAGCCGCTGCAACAACGACTGGAGGGTCAACTGGAGGCAACAGTTCAGGTGGCGGTGCGCCAACTGGAGAGAACAAGGCAGTTAGGAGACGCCGCAAATGATTAAGTTCCTAAAGGATATGTTGGACCAACTCTGGACACTTCTTGGTATGTTTATTGCCTGGATTGTTCTTGATGGAAGCGCAAAAGACGTAGTTGGTTGGGCAACAATCGGAACATTACTTGCATGGATAGCCACGTATCCACTGCGCAACAAAGAAGATTAAGACACTATTTACCTTGAGAAGGGCATCTCATTTAGGAGATATATGGATAAGAAAGCACTAGAAGCAGCAGCAGGTACATACCTCCGTGCCGCTGCAGCAGCAGTTGCCGCTCTATACATGAGCGGTGTTACAGACCCAAAGACTTTGCTAAATGCATTCATTGCAGGTCTTCTCGGCCCATTGGCTAAAGCACTAAATCCAAAAGACCCGTCATACGGGTTCGGCAAGAAGAAGTAGCACTGAGGTAGATAGATGGCGCTTGAGGCAATTGCTGGTGCAATTATTCTGGTCGCATCAGTTCTTACAGCCTTGGGCGTCATCTTTCGTCCAGGCTATAAAAGAGTAAGAGAACTAAGTGATTGGTTCGACCATTTCAAGAGAGATTGGACAGGCGAAGACGAGGCTCCAGGCAGAGACCGCGTTCCTGGAGTCATGGAACGTCTTAACAAGTTGGATGGCGAGTTAAGTCAAAATGGTGGGAAGTCAACAAAAGACGTTGTAAACAAAATGCTATACAAGCAAGAGAAAGTAGAAGAGAAGGTCGACCTAATGTTGGAAGCCTTCGTTGAGATGGGCGAACGTCTCATCAAGATTGAAGACTCTTTAGCGGCACAAAATCCTAAAGACTAGGAGATTATTATCCTATGACTCAAATAGGTGACCGCAACTGGAATCCTTTGGTGGCACTAGCACGTGCGCTTCCAGGAACAGAACAACCAAATGAAGCACAGTCACGTGCACTAGAGATGCACAAGGCTCAGTATGCTGCCCATCAGTATGGGATGGAATTAGAAAGTCATAAGGCTGGTCTTGCAGAAGAAGCGGCACAGGCACAGCATGGTCGCAATATGGAGTTCTTTGGTTCAGTTCTTCGTCATGCAAAACACGAAACACCAATTCATTTAAGCATTGGCGATGTAACCGCACAATTTACAAAGAAACCAAAAGCAACTCGTGCTCCAAAAACTGACGAACCTAGCAAAACACCAAAACCCCTACCTGTTCGTGACCCAAAGACAGGCAGAGCAATGAAGGCTCCTCAATAATGCCTGCAACTCTTACTGGTGATGACGACTCTCACAAGAATTTCTTATCTGGGTATAAAGACCGAAATTCTCCGTTAACACCCACAGAAAAAAAGATGATTAGGTTTTCTGCTAGGTCGTTTTCAAATCTTGCTGATAGAGATACTGCTATTCGTTCTCAGTTTGGAATGCATTCAGTTGACTACTACAGAAAGTTAGAGTATTTAAAGGACCATCCACAACTAGGTAAGCAAACAAGAAGTAGGCTAACAGACCTTATGTCTACTCCAGGACCTATGACTGGTGGAGCCCCTATTATGGGAAGCAAGCAGTTCTCACACGGATTGGATTGGTAATGGCAACAAAATCTGCAGCATGGCAACGCAAAGAAGGTAAGAACGCTAAAGGCGGTCTTAACGAAAAGGGACGTAAATCATACGAACGTGCAAACCCTGGCTCTGACCTCAAACCTCCTGTAAAACGTGAGCAGGCAAAAAAGTCTAAGAAATCAGCAGCGCGTCGTAAATCATTCTGCGCTAGGATGGAAGGCATGAAGAGAAAGAACACTTCTTCAAAGACTGCTAGAGACCCTAACAGTCGGATTAACAAATCACTACGAGCATGGGACTGTTAAATGTTTACGAAACTATTAATTAAACTTGGTTTGAAAAAAGACCCAAAAGCAATTGTTGAAAGTCTATTAAAAGAACTGGATGCGATTGAGTCTGTCAAGGTTATTCCTGCACAAAAGAAGCCAGTAAAGAAGGCACCAGTGAAGAAGAAGGCAGCCCCTAAAAAGAAGGCTAAGTAATGAAGTGTGCTAATTGCGATAAAGACGCCTTCTTTCTATACCAAATAACTTTGGAACGAGAGATTCCCTATTGCAATAAGCACCTGCCTAAATTCTTGGCTGCAAGAAAGAAAGCCGAATTAATAAAGACGACTGAAGAGTGGTCGATAGCAAAGCAAGAGGTTCAAGAAGCGGTTGCTCCTAAAACAAAAGCAAAGCGTAAGAAAAAGGCGGCTGAAGAACCGAGCGAAGAATGAAGGTCATTCGTAAGTTCGCAGTGCAAGGTCATGCTGTACCATCGTCCTCGCACAGTCCAAGAGGACCGTTTCCTCCTGAAGTCCTAGCAGGACCTCAGAGGGCTTACGGCGATGAACATTCGGATTCCTTACACCCAGCACTAGATGAAGTTCGCTTCTTCAAATGTCGCGACTGCGAAGAAGTTCTTTTTGAGACTGAACTAGACAACCACACATGTGAGGAAGAAAACTAATGGCAACAAACAACAATGGGAATCTAATCGATTCCGCAGGAAACGTTGCAGTCGATTTTGTATGGGGTAATTTCCCAATGCAACCGAACGATGACCGCAGCGAAGCAGTCCAGGGTGACCTAGATGCAACTCTAAATGACCACGTCATTGCTTACGCAGGATGGAATGGTTATCCACTTTACACACCAAATGATGACGGAGCAGGAGTTGGCTATATCAACGTTCCATCCGTAATTGGTGTTGCAACAGCAACCGCTCAAGACACTCTTGATGACGCAGGTCTTACAGTTACTACAGCATCTGCTGCAACTAACTCTGCAAAGACAATCACAGCAGTATCTCGTACAACTGGTTCAACAACTATCCGTTTTACTGCATCAACACACGGATACTCAGCCAACCAGAAAGTAACTGTTTCTGGTCTTGATTCTGAATTCAACGACACTTGGACAATTGTAAACGTCCCAAATGCAAACACATTTGACGTTACAGGAACTTCAACTGCATCTTACGGTGCAACAGGACTTTCAGGTTCTGTGGTTGCAGT